GAAAGCCTCACCGGGAGTTAAATAAGAACTGGAACCAAATCCAGTGGTTGGCATAACCCGAGCATAAAAGCCCGAAGCGGCAGTGCCTTCATCAACTGGAATTACAGTACCAGTATTAATAGTGGTGGGAGTTAAGGGCTGTTGTGCGCTTGCATCTCCGCCTTGATAACCAGCCCGAACTGGGCCTGAAAAAGTAGTACGTGCCATGATAGACCTTTCGTGTTGTAGCACATCCCGGCGCAGTCTCTACAAAGTCTGCTAGGTCAGTCTGTGCCGGTAAAAATTCCTAGTACCTAAATATTAAACTGTTTAAACAAAAAAAGGGGGTTTTTAGGCCCCCTTTTTTCATTACGCTCCGGGCGATCCAAAAACTCCTAATGGATCTGAGAAGCCAAACGAATAACGCTCACGAGCCTTGTAACGGACGTTACCCGTGTCGAAGTCTCCGTCCATCGATGTTGCCATCGGCATACGAACGAAGTGCTTCAGACCGTTAGGTACGTCTGTGCACAAGAACCAAGCATCGGCATCCGTTAGATAGTGGTTAACAGAGTAACCCTCTGGGATAGAACCGTTGTTCTTCAGAGCGTTGATGTCGTTATCAGCCGTACCAACACGGAGTTCAGTCTCCAAGAGGCGGGTTGCAATAAACATCAGGCTGGGAGGAACAATCAACTTACGTGGTTTTGCGGCAATCAGCAGACCACGCTCATCCGTCCATGCAGCGATCTGAATAACAGCCGCCTCAAGGGAGGTCTCATTCAGGTCAGCAGGGGTGGAAGGCTCGTTGGAGTTCGTACCACCAGAAACCAAGGGGTGTGCAGTTGAGAACAGTTCAACTCCATCACCGCCGGGGAAGGCAGGGTTGAAGCCGTTGTTCAGAACGTTTGCAGCCTTGACTTGCTTGGTGTAAGCCATAGCACGAGCCAAAGCCTTGGTGTACCGAGCGCTGAGTGAGTCATAGAGGTTGTCCTCAATTGCCTCTTCAGTCAGGGAAAACCCTAGTGCAATGGTTTCGTGGTTGTATCGGGCAGAAAACGCTTCCTGTGCGTTGTCATAAGCGATGGCAGAGCCTTCGTTTTTGACCGGCGCAGCAGAAAAGCCCGACAGTTTTGTTTCTTCTTCAAAAGAACGCTCAGAGGTCTCAGTTTCAAAGATCTCTTTGTGTTCTTCACCGTACTTGTTGTACTCCAAGCCAAACAAAGCGTTTAAGCCCGGGAGCAACTCTTTCAGTAGTTGGGCACGAGAAATAGCCATTTAGTCGCTCCTTATACGCCAGTTGAGTTGGTGTACTGATGCGTCCCGATATTTATCTTAACGATAAACTCGACGAATGCGTCAGCGCCGGTTGCTGTTTCTCTGACCACATCAATAATACGGATAGGTAGAGTATTTGTGGTGTTTTGAGTTCCTTCATCAATCGCCACAGCGGAGTTACCAGTAATGGTAGACCCAGCGTTTTGAATTAATGCAATGTTGTTACCAATGGCAGAAATGCCCATTGCGGCAACAGTAGTGCCAGAGGAACAAGAAACCACTTGAAACAACGTGTCAGGATCATCAGCAACATAGGCAAAAATCTTAGTGCCTGCCGCTACTGCCTGACTAGCAGGGTAAAACTGTTGAATCTGAACTTGACCGGTAGAAGCATTGGTAAAGGTACAGCCCAGAAACACGCCATTGGGTGTTGCCGTGGTGGTTCCTGTGTCCTTTTCAATCGTTCCATCAGCCACACGCTTTACTAAATCGCCATAAAAAATGTTCGTTGCATAGCCGACGTTATTCGTCGTTGCAATTTGCATTAGGCGAGTTGACCCCGCAAAAACCTGACCGCCAATTAAATTGATCGGCTTCAGGCCATACGGAGCAGATACGGTTGGATAAGCCATATTAAACTCCTAAAAGGTTATTTACCATTTCCAAACGACGTTGTGGATTTTCTCTCCCTAAAGAGCGGCATCCTTGGGTCGTTCTCTCTCATAAAGTTATTGTCTACAGACTCCATCTGATCTCTATTTTTCTTTGAAAAGTGTTCTTTTCGTTGATCCATAAATTCTTCAGGGGCCTTGCAAAGCAACAATCCTGCGACCTCAATGTTGTCCTTAAAACGACTGTTGGGGTCTATTAACATCTGGAACTTGGGTTGTTCTTCAATCCTTACCGGCTCCCAGCCTTCCCGCAGTTTGGCGGAAATATTGCGTGGGTCTGCTAGATTTAAGGTTGAAACACGTACCCACCTATACGCATAACCGGGTTCTTTATCTGGCTCAGGCAGTGTTGATGCTGGTTGCCATGCCTTTGGGCGCTCGGTTTGTGTACGGTTTTGAAGTTCGCGTGCAAGTCTGTTTTCTGCCATTTTAGTTCTCCAATTTCAAAAATTCTTTAGCATACTGTTCGGGAGTGATCCCTAACCGTTTCACAACGTCAAGTTGCGACTGCTTAAGTTTGACTCTTTTGGGAGCCGTACTTCTTGAAGCCGGAGCAACTACTGGCGCAGATTTGGGGCGCGTTTGCTGAGGTTTTTGATCCTCAATTTCTTCTTCTCCATCTACATCTTTGAAGTAGTCTGGAAAAGAACGCCGTACTGCTTTGTCAATACGACGAAAATATTCTTCAGTGCCATTAAATTTCTGCCCAAACTCGTCAAGCAGTTCTTCATGTACACCATAAGCAAAACTGGACATTGCCTTATGTCTGGGGCTGCCAAACCAAGGATTCTTCTCAAGCCACTCTGCGGTTTTTGGCTCCAGCGGAGCGGCTTCAGGTTTACTTTGAAGGATTTGTACTTCTTTTTCAGGCATTTGTAAAGTAGGTTTGAAGTCATTTGCCTGTTTTAGTGAAAAAGTAGCCTCAGTAATCTTTACCTGTGCAGCGGCTAAAGCCTCTCCATCGCCAGCGTCATACGCGGCTTTGTACTCAGCTTTTGCCATCTCCAGTGCCCGGGAGGCGGCGTCTTTGGCTGTATCGGCATAAATTTTCTCGCCTTCAGTCAGCCTAGATTTAAGCCGTTTGTTCTCCTCGATAGCCTGTCTGGCTACGGTTAGGGCCTCCTCACGCTCGCGGGCGGCTCGTTCTTTCTCCCTCCGCTCATCGTGATAGACCTTCTTCATCTGTTTGAGCTTGGACTTGACCTCTTCGTCATATTTGTCCAACTCGTCTTGGTCTAGCTTATCGACCAACTCCTTGGGCATTGGCTGGCGACCACGATCCTCTTCAGGCGTATCGTCCTCAACCTCAATATCTACTTGAGATTTAGCCTCTACCTCTTTTTCTACGGGTTTACCCTTATTAGGAACAAACCCTTCGTCTACATCTACTTCATATTCATACTTTTCTTCAGCCATTTTGGGGCTCCTTATTTACGTGAAATACCGCGTGGATCCTCGACTACTCCCTCAACGGAGTCATCATTGATAATCCTGAACTCTCGACCATGGATCTTTAGCCGTGTACCTGCATGGGGGCGCACGAGAATAAAATCCCCTTCCCTACACCAAGGTCCTGATGGGAACCTTGCGGCATCCTTATAGCAATCCGGCCCCATCTTTACGACAAAAAGAACCGTTGTTAGGAGTTCTTCGTGCTGGAGAGTCAGGTCAGATTTAAGGATTCCGCTTTCGTACTGCTCGTCTATATTAGGAATCCCGCACAAAATGCGGTATCCAGAGGGGTCTGGCAACTGTTTGGCTTTCCTATCGTCGGTGTCCGGTAGTACTGTTGCCTCGTTTGGGTCATCGGGGTTTGTGCCGATTAATAATTCACTCATCAGAGTTTTCCATCCTTTCTGCTGTTTCTATAAGAATATTGTTTGCGATTAGGAGTCCGCGATAAATCCCGCAGCCGTATTGGTAGGCCCCAAAATCTTTTGCATTACCTAAAACCGTGTCCTGCTCTATTACCTTCATTTCCTCTCGTATCTTGTCTGAAAGATACTTGAGTAGGTCATTGCTCATTTACTCTCCTTTTTAGGTTGTTTGGATTCTTTTAATACTTGCCCCATCTGTAGGCCAAGTTTTATGCCCTCTGCCTGATCTTTAGAAGCCTTTTCGTCTTTAGCCCGGGCTATTTGAGACCCGAGTTTGGCTCCTTCTATCTCAGCCTGAGTGGCAATCCGTAGCTTCTCAACCTCTAGTTGATCGGCCTTAGCGGCTGCATCCATAACGTCTTTTTGTGCTTTACGCTGGACTTCTGCCTGTTTGATCTGTAGCTCCTGCATCTGGATCTGGGTAAGCGGGTTCTGTGCTTCAGCGGCGGCCTGCTGTTGAGCGGCCTCTGCCTGATCCTTCTGTAAGAGTTTGGCTGCGCCCCTAGCTGCCAAGCGAGAAATAGCCAACTCGTACTCTTCCGGCAAATCTTGATCCGGCGGGGGCAATTCTGTACCTATTTGCTCTTCCATCTCCTTGCGGTACTGGAACGCCACATGCTCTTGTATGTGAGCCATTGCTGCCGCCTGAATCTGCCCAGCCATCGGGTTCTGACCAATCAACTGTGCTATTTTCGGGTCCTGCATAGCCATTAAGTGGACCGTGATATGTGCCTCATGGTCTTGGTAGATAAACGCCTTGACTGGCTTGCCATTAATAACAGCCATGTTCTCGGATATCGGATCACGCGGTTTCTGGTCTTCCGGCATCGGAATTAGTTTCTCGGCGTTCTTAATACCCAGCACCTCTAGCATCTGCCTGTGGAGCATCGGGAGGTCATAGATCTGAGGAGACTGCTGAGCCAACTGCATAACGGCTTGGTACTGAACCACCTTTTGCGACATCGTGGCAGCGTTGGGGTCTGACACGGGAATCACATCCACTTGGTCATAGTCCGACTGCTTTACGCTTCTGGTGCCCTCTACCGGCTCATATGAGTAGTCTTCGGGGGTGTAGTCACGGATGATGATCTTGAGGAGCTTGAACTCCTGCTTCATGCTGTAGTGAATCCGTGCTTGCACTGCCGACATCACTTTGAGCATCCGCTCTAATATAGCCAGCGTTGTACCTACCGGTGACTGAGACGACATATCACTAACCTTAAGGTCAGCAATTGCTGCGAACCGGCGACCATCATCAATGATCTGATTTAACAGCCCAGATAAAACTTGGCTAGGCTCCTTATATGGGAGCGTCATGATGTTGTCTTTAATAGTACCGCTCGGTACGTCTACGTCTCTAAACTCTGCTGGGGAGATTGGCGTGTCATCACCTTTGACTCGGAGTCCTCGGGTTTTAAAACCTCCCGGTAGGTTAGACAAAGTACCAGCATCAACAAGTTGTCGAAGAATCGAAGTACCAGACTTAGCAAAAGAACCAATGAGGTGAATAAGACCAAAATGATAAAACCCAAATGCTGGTATGTATCCATAGTGTACGAAGTGTTGGCGTTTAGCCCTTAGATCATCATCGGGATTCCAATTACGACGGATTGCTAAAATCTCTTGCGTATCTTTATCAATTGTTATCACATATGGCAGAGCTATTTCAGTAGGTTCTCCATCCTCATCTACGTCTGCATACTTATCATCTTCAATTACTAAATCTGCGTGTATCTCAAGGATCTTGTATCTATCATCGCTGGTGGCTTGAAAGCCCATTTTTTCAGCAATTTTCTTTTCTACTTCATCTAGTGAACTCTGTGGTTCTGGTAACTCAACATCCTTGTAAAACCCAGCAACCATAAGCTTCTTCAGCTCATTTTTAGTTTTACGCATTACGTGTGTCACACGTTCTGCTGTCTCTAAACTAGAGGCGCCGTAGGGCACAATAATATCTTCAGCGGGGACAAATATAGATGCCTGCCGTTCTAGCGATGGATCATAGTAGACTTTCTTAAACGCATTACCTGCTAAGCCCAAACCCCACAACATTCTCTCGTGCTCTGGGCGATACTCAACCATACGCTCAGTTAGTTGATAGTTCATGTCGTCGCGCACGCGAACGGATGCCTCTTTCTTTTCTGGAGTCTCTTTACCGATGATCTGAGTTTTCACCGGCCCCATTGCAGGGAATGTCTCCATAATTGTTTCGGACTGAAACTTCACCAGCGCCTCAGATAGTAGGGGGTGAACAATCCCACATGCCCCGGGCCAAGGCTCTGTCCGGTCCTCAATCTTCATACCTAGAAGCTCTAAGCCATCTACGTATGTCTGCATCCAATCTTTACGGGAGTCAATATCGGACTGAACATCACCTAATAGATCTCCTGCTAGTTCAGTTAACTGCCCCTCATCCATATCTTCGGCAAGGTTCGCATTAAAGTCTTCTGCTTCTTCGCCCTTCTCAATCTCCAGTATCGGCATACCATCGACACCGATGCGGACAGCTTCTGGATCTTCAATCTCAATTTCTATTTCAGGACCTTCCTGAACCATCATCCCTTCGTCCAGTCCTATAGGAGCTTGGTTGAGTGCTTTATCAATAGCCATGTTCTATCCTTAGTAGTAGACGTTCTGCTTACGTCTATAATATATTTCGTCATCAGGCTCGTCCGTCGGTAGACGCAGGAACCCACCATTTCTAAATCTCAAAAGGGCTTGAGTTGTTGAGTCCACCAAGTCATCGTTCGCTCCTGATGGAAAGTCGTTGCACTCCTCAATAACATCTTTTGCCCACCGCCTGTCAGGTGCCCAGACTATCCCAGACGAAAACAAATCGGACACAGCGTTGACCCTTGCAATCTTATCCTGCCCCTTGCCCGGCGTAAATTCTGAAACCGGCACGCCCATGCGCCGCAACTCCTGATAAAGCGCTGATCCGTTGGACTTCTTCTCCACTATAAACGCATCTGGCTCCCACTCTTTGTACTCTTCAAGCACCATGGCCTTTAGTTCAGGGAACTCCATGCGCTTTTTTACAGAATTGAGCAATATGATGTTATAGACGTTCGTTTCTTCGTTCTGGAAGACGCCCCACGTAGTCAAGGCGTTGTAGTCCGCCCGATTGTTGGCTTCTTGAGCCGCGTCAAGGCTCATAATTACGAACTCGCACTCTGGTGGGCTCTCTTTATCCCAGATCTGCCACCACTCCCTCTTAATTAGTGCTCCCTCTTCAGCCGTCGGGTCCTGCATATACTGGGCCTGCCAGTATCGGGGGTCCATTCCAACCTTTTTGGCCTCCAACTCCTCTACGGGCCAGAACTCGGGCCAAAGTGCCTTCCCACTAGGTAGGATGGCTGGAAACTCCACCACTTCCCATTGATCTGCGTCCTCATTTTTGATCATGTGGTTCACAATCTGCGCGGTCAAGTCAAGCTTTGACCACCGTGTCATCACCACGATTATGGCGCCACCCGGCATTAGACGCTGGATCGGTCCTGACTGAAACCACTCCCATGCTGGCAAGAACACCTCGGGTCGCATTTGCTTAGCTTCCTGCTCTGAGTGTGGATCATCGATAATAAACAGATCGGCACCACGACCAGCCAGAGCGCCACCGACACCAATAGCAAAATACTCGCCTTTAAAATTTGTTCCCCAACGTGACGCCGACTTAGAGTCTTGCTGGAGCTCAATCTGAGGAAAGATGTCTTTATATTTCTCATCTGCCACCAAGTTACGCACCCTACGACCAAAGTCAACCGCCAGATCTGCCGTATGAGAGGCCATAATGACCTTCTTATGAGGGTATTTACCTAGAAACCACGCGGGTGCGAGGTAGGAAATTAGTTCAGATTTACCGTGACGGGGGGCAATATTGACAATAACCCGCTTTTTCTTGCCTGCGGCTATTTCTTCAAAGATATTAGCCAGTCTGCGGTGGTGTGGGCCTACTTTATAGCCCGGATATACGTGATCTGCGAAGGATAAAAGGTCCGTTTGACCTATTTTCTTGACTTGTTCTGCCTCATAACGGCTAATTTCGTCTAAAGCCTCCAACTTTTCGTTGTGGCTAAGCAGACTAATATGGGTTTTTAAGAACTTAAGCCGCTCGGGTGTCAGCATCTATTGCCTCTACGTCGATTACGTCCCGTTTTTTCCCTTTTTCAGCCAATCTTTCGAGTCTTTCTAACTTCTCAAGTAGAGATTTCTCGACTTCTTCGCTTGTTTTGTGAGCAACGGTGACTTCTGTGCGCTTTTTGAACGCATCAACACCGTCGATCTCTCCCAGCGCTTTGACTGCGGGGAGTGCAAATTTGGGATCGGGGTTAGTAGTCTGTTCTACTAACTTATTTACGACGTAGAGTTTAAGGTCTGCGAGGTCTCGCACCACCATTTGGTCATATTGAGCGACCATTCCAGCCAAATAGGCCAGTATTTCATTTCTATAATTAGCAAAATCTACTTTTTCATTGCTTGTCAACATCTTTTTGGCAAGCTCTCTTGCCGTGTCTTTATCTTTCTCGTCAGGCTCAATAGGCTTGCCCTGCAGATCAGATAAGAGTTTGATAGTCCTTGCGTAGACCTCTAACTCTTCTTGCTGCGTCATCTGAGGCATTGCCCCAGTCGCGTCTTTTGGTAACGCGATATCTTTATCGACATCAAGAATATATGTAGACATGCGCGGGTTATACCACAAAAAAAGCCCCCTGTATACAAAAGGGGGCAAAAGAGGAGCCCGGCATCACGGAGCCGGGGGCCGACAGGGTAGGAATCGTCGGAACCATCCTGCAAAAATATAGTACCCCAAAAGGAAACGGGACTCCAGAAAAAGACAAGGGGGCATTTCCTAGGGGAGTGAAAACCTTGACTTTGGGAAAATACGAAGGGGGTGGGGGCTCATTTTTTTAGGCTGCCGTACTTTGGCTTAACCATGCGGGTTTGCGGGCGATTTTTTGTACTTAGTGCCGGTTTAATAAATGCGCAAAAGTTAAGTTAATTGGTAATTTTGGTGATGATTTGTGTGGATTAAGGGGTATGGGGTGCGCAGGTACCATCTACCGGCATCGGGGGGGTGGGGTACGGGTGGGGGGCGAATACCTTGATTTATGCCCTAGGATATTGTATAACATACTCATGGCGGTATATTCCGCTGTTTATTGGAGAGCATCATGGAGCAATTAGGTAATCTCGTAATCAGCTTAGTTCTGTTAGATCCCGCACCAAAAGGGTGTCACCCAGACGATCTCTTTTCCCGTCGTTCACGCCGTGTCAGTCTGCTTCGTATGTATCAAGTATCAAAAGAAGAAGCGCATAAGACAGCGACAATGTTCCTAGCAGATAACAGGCTAGACAACAGCGACCATTACCAGACAGAAGTAGTCTGGACTTACACCGAGAAAATTTATATGTAATCAACCGGGGGGCGAAAGCCCCCCATCAACTAGGAGAGCATCATGCAATTAGAATTATTCCCCAATGACTTTGTAAGATTTGCTACAGAATTTCCCAGGGAAAAACTCAATATTATTCGGGAAGATAAGCCAGAGGAATACTATCGAATAATGCAAATCAGGAATGTAATATCTAAGCATAGATATGCAGTTAGAGCATTAGATAAGCGTCTAACATGGGATTTAGAAAGACTAATGTAATTAACCGGGGGCTTCGGCCCCCATAAACTAGGAGAGCATCATGAAAATAAGTAACATCTTCCAACTACGCGACACGCTTCAGGGTTATGGTTTTTGGTACACGCTCTGGTTCCATGGCGTCAGCTTCGACACGCTGTGGTGCATATTCGTAGCGTGGCAAATGATCAGATATGACAGACGGTTAACTCAGCAGTATGAGTAATCAGGGGGCTTCGGCCCCCTTTTTTTGTGCCCCCGACTTTGATACCAGTTATGTTTCCGTGAGCGAGGCTGTGTGCGCTAGCGTCTTAAATAGCGTTTCACATGGGGCTGAAAACCTAGCTATCGGGCTAGCCGTATGCTATAAGATACTCATAGCGCAAGTGTTTGTGCTATCCGACCCGGCGGTTTCCGGGTTTTTAAATGGAGCTATATATGTCAGAAAAAGACATGGTTTTCACTCCGACCCCTGTCAGCATTACCGACGGGGCTTATCAACAAGCTAAGCTACACGGCACGACGAAATCCATCATCGCATCATTGATGGACATGATCCCCGGCTTAGGATTCAGCGACGACGCAATCAACGATGAAGTAAAGGTTGAATTGCGTAAGGGTTATGCCACTCGCTGGCATGAAGAGAATCCATCAACCTATTATGTCGCTGTTGACGGCAATTGGGTTAAATGCGAAAGCGAAGAGAAAATGCTCAGCCATAAAAAAGCTGACAAGTTTGTTCTCGATGTCCATACAGCTTTCGGATATACCCAACAAGCTTTCGGGGCTCTTAAAAACGAAGAGCCGTTAAAGCATAGCTTGATCAAAGAAACACGAGACAAGTTTAATAAATATGTCTCGAACCGGGTAGCCGATCTTAATCGTGAGGCTAAAAAGCTTTACCGGGAGCGCAACGGCATCGAAAATACCCGCTCGTCGGTTCCGTTGTTTTATGTATGGCTCACGGCTCCCGAAAAGGGGATCCTCTCTCAAATCCGACAGCGTTGCATCAATGCAAAAGCTAAGGGTGATGAGACTGCGGATCTCGCCAAGCTAGACAAGGCTCTTGCATCATTCAAGACTAGTCTAGACAAGTAGCACCTGACCCGACCCGGCGAAAGCCGGGCGGGTTATTTTTTTGGCTCTTTGAAACCAGTTATTTTTCTGTGCGCGCGCGAGGACGGCGTGCGTGCGTGACCGCGTTCGCTATTTAGCGTTTCACAGGGGGGTGAAACCCTAGACTTCTCCCGTAGAATGTCGTATAACATACTTATGCCGGTATTTTCCGGTGTATTCAGGAGGTATCACAATGGCAAAAACTGCCACATGGTCTAGTGATCCTAAATCACTGCAGGACGCCGCCTACCAAGCGGCGCGGTCAATCGAGGGTGTAGAGTCCTCTGCTAAGTATGTTCTAGCACAGTGCCCTACCTTTTCTACCGAGCAACCCACTGAAGTCAAGGAGGAGTTAGACAAGGGCTGGATTCTGAGATTCTCAGAATTGAACCCCGTAAAAACTTACTTTCTTACTTCAGACGGTAAGAATTGGGTTTTGCCTTCGGACGGAATAGTACCCGAGAAGGTGGCAAAGCGGGAGATTGGCGTTCACTTCGCCATGAGTTTTAGTTCTCAGGCGTTCGGTACCCTAAAGAATTCTGATCCTTCCCTGTATCAGATTATTCTACCGGTTCGGACTGCCTTCTCTAAATACAAGTCTAATAGACTTGGCGATCTTCTGCGCCAGATCAGGAAGATCGAACGGGAACAAGCGGGCGAAGTCCTGCGGGCACCCACGAAAAACTTCGTGGACTTCTGTGCCGACACCCTAGGCAATCTAGTGGTGCGATGCAAGAACGCGAAGGCGCGGGGTGATGACACCGCGAACCTTGATTTGCTAGCCAAGCAGATCGCCGCCTTCAAGGCGGTCAAGTAAGACCTTCCCTCTGAGCAGAAATGCTCAGGGGGATTGAAACCAGTTATTTTTCTGTGAGCGCGTGCATAAACGCGTTGATCAAAATTAGGGACAGAAGAGCGACGCATACTACTTGCATCGTATAGAATTACGGAATTTGATAGGGTTCCAAGCCAAGACGGCTATTTAGCGTTTCACGTTCCGGTGAAACGCGTTTTTTGCGAAATATTGGAACCGTGTAAGTGCTTGATTTGCAAGGCTTTTTTGATGTCCGGTTCCAAGGTTCCAAGGTTCCACGTTTTTAGAGAAGAGAGCACCTTGGAAAACATGAGAGCAAGAGAGTAGACCCGCACGATGTAAATTAAGCAAAGTCCACAAAAAAATTGGCAAAAGGGAAATCGTTCATTTTTCACTGGAACCTTGGAACCACACCATTTTTCTCTCTCTACTACTACTACTACTAAATATTTTATATATATAAATCAATAACTTAGCAATCATCACCCCTATCAAAATCACGGTTCCACGGTTCCAACACACCCCTTTTTCGTCCGGAACCACTGGAACCCATGGAACCACGCCCAAACCTCCAGCCTGATATAAAAAAGTCATATAAAAGCCTTGGTTTAAAGGGTAGTATGTGATATAATATCATTCTAGTAAGAAAATATTTAACACCTCGCGCAGTATTTCACGGCGGGGTGAATCGCTCTTTAACAATCCACAGCGCGGTGGGCAACCATCGCCGTAGCCGTAGGCGTAGGGGTTCATTCCCGTTTCACGACGGGGTGAACTGCTATTTGTTTCATCTCTGCCTTGTGCCGAGTCGGGCAACCACAGCAACCTGATAATTAAAAACTACAAACAGGTAGGGGTTGGAGTACCGAACCACATTGCATCTGATTCTAAATAGTTACCGAGCAGTACCGGCTTCGATAAGGGGATGGGCGAATCGCCAAGAGAGGCGAGGCGCAACGCAGGATTGGCACTCCGCAACATTCCCGTCGCGTAACCTTTCACCTACAGGTGACTGCCAAAAAAGCAGAGCGACAAAACAGTATCTCACCCGTCCGTGAAGACGTACCTATCTTTACAGAATCCCTTAGAACATAACTTCGGAAGCGTAGATTTGTGTAATGTAAAACCGCGAGTTAACTAGCACACTTTCTGCGCTTCCCTTGGTGTGTTCTACACCAAACCAACCTTAACCATCTGGGCAAGCATCCCTTACCCTAACTACCTAGGAGGTATCAAAGATGAAACCGGAAAACAAAGCCGCAAGACAAGCCATGAAGAAGGCAAAAGAACCTGCACTTCACCCGTGGCAGAAAAAACAATCGGGGTTCGTGTACAGGAAAACTCCGAGAGCGTACCAATACGAGACGTTCAGCGAGGATATTTTTATCGGGTACACATATATTAAAGGAGGGTCACGCTAATGACTCAGTGCATATTCTGCGGGGATTTTCTTGCACCCCATCGTGAAGAATATAAAACCTGCATGCCATGCCAAACCGAAGATGAAAGAGTGAATGGCATAAAGCCAAAGTTCGGGCTAGTCCCCATGCACAAGGGGCACTACTTCCCCGTCTTTCACTTCAACAAAGAAGACTTGATTGGCATAAACAACAAAGGAGGAATCGTCAAATGAAGGTGAATCCAACAAGCCCCATCCCATACGAGATGCCCAACAGAAGTTCACCAAGGCGTGAAACGCTAAAGTTGTTTGACGCTAACGGCGAGGTGAGGGTGGGCGATGTCGTGCACTTCAACAGGAAAGCATGCAACGTCGAGCGCATAGGGGAGTTGATAACCATAGTCACGATGGATGAGCGCAAGTACACCCTGAATGTCCTGCCCCATCAGATTAACTGTGTCTTACAGAAAGGAGATCCGAATGGAGGAGATCGCTGAGTTCTTACGGGCATTGAACGGAGCGTTGGGACTTATAGCTATAGCGTTCTGTGTGTACTTCTTGGCATGTATGTTTATGGGAAGGGGTGACAAATGAAAACAACATGGTGGATTGAATCAGGGTATGCAGCGGAAGCAGCCAGAGAGTTAGTTTGGTTTGTAGTTTTAATTGTTGTAGGCATAGGCGTAGTCATATGGCGCGACATGCGTAACGAGAAAAAGGAGAAGAAAGATGACTGACCCATTTAGCAGGGAGTCGGACAAGGTGAAGTATTGGCAGAACAAATACCAACAGGAGTTTGATCGTGCCAAATCATATGAGATGGATCTAGTCCATGCCAATTATGAGATCAACAAACTACACCTACGGATCGACGAGTTGTGGAACGAGAACCGCACACTAGATATGCAGGTGCAGACAATCCTCAAGGAGTTAAACAATGCTCAATAAAAAGTTCACGCTTTCATACACACCAAGTCCTGAAAAGATCCTTTCATCGATGCGTGAAAAGCAAAACGAGATGAGTGAGGAGATGTTCAACGGCGAGTTCTCACCAACAGCAAAACTTGTATACGAGATCGCGTGGCGAGATGCGTGCTTGCATTGCTTGGAGCAGATCAAAGATACGGCTGATGTGGCAAGTCTTGAAAAAGATAAGCAGTTGCCCGTAGCGTACCTTGAGCGTGTGTATGACGAGATCATGAAAGACAATGCTTTATCCCCGTTTGTTAACTATATAGGAGACTGATATGAATATGACAATGAACCAACCCCCTGTGATGATATCGCTTGCAACGAGCGGCATGATTGTGAACGTCGAAGTAAATGTGTGGTCGGCTACCAAGCAAGATCAGACTATCTCTAAAGAAGTTACTACCGCACACAATGCTGATGACAAAGCCGCACGCGTTGTTAAGCACCTGTTGGCGGGTGATCCTACCCATAAGAAACTTCTCAACCATAGGCAGACGATCTATAACTGGGTGAAGAAGCGTACCTATGACTGGTCGGGGTCGAATCGGTATCTGCCTGTGAGCATGCTTCAGAAATTCAAGAGCGAGTTCAGTGCGCTAGAAAATGAATACGAGACACTCAAGCAAGAGTTCGTAGCCAAGTATCCTGACATTGTCGCAGGCATGGCGTTCAAGCAGGGGAGTATGTTCGATGCCAACGAGTACCCGTCGGCTGACCAAGTTGCATCGAAGTTCCGCATTAAATTATTTGTTCACCCCGTACCTGAAAACGATTTCAGGGTGGCTATCGCTAATGATATTAAGGAAGAATTGGAGAAGCACTATGCACTTGAAGCAAACAGCAAGGTCGAAGAAATCATGCGGGATGCCACCGAGCGTTTGGTGGAGTTCATCAAACGCATTGCTCATGCTTGTCGTGAAGTGGAGGCCGAGGGAGATGGGAAAGTTCGTCGCCCGAAGGTCTATGAGGGGACGATTGACGGAGCGAAGGAGATGTGCGAATTACTCAAAGAATTTAATTTGACAGGGGATTCAAGATTGGAGGATATGCGCCAAGATTTATTGGCTACCCTGAATGATGTAACGGCTAAAGACATTCGTGAGTCTGATGCCACAAGGTCGCATGTGAAGTCCGAGATGGACAAGATCATGAACAAGTTCGGTTTAATTAATCTTTAATCTAGGAGGTATCTATGAGCGCAATTACAACATATCCAACCCTGACCATTGACGAAGTCAAGGAGTCAATCAAGACGCTTGGTGCAGGTAACAAAGAGTTGGGCATTGACCCAATCACGGTAATGATCCTGTCCGAGCCCGGATGTGGCAAGACATCTATTCTGCGTGACCTAGAGAAAGACATGGGCACAGATGAGTATGACTATGTCTACATTGATGGCCCAAACAAAGAGATGATGGACATTGCCGCAAATATTCCTAACCATGAGACTAAAGCCCTAGAATATTATGTGTCATCGCTATTCAAACTAGGCAATGGCAAGAAGAAGGTGATCATGATCGACGAGGCGTTGAAGGTTCCGAAGTTGATGCAACCGATCTACACCCGTATGTATCTAGAGCGCACAGTCGGTGACGAGCCACTGCCCGATGGGTCTATTGTGTTTGCGACATCTAACAACATGACGGATGGTGTCGGTGACGTGCTTCCCGCACACGCTGGCAATCGTCTGACAATTGTTCAGATGGAGAAACCTAACCCGAAACTTTGGCTTTCATGGGCAGGTGAACAGAAAATTAGTCCGGTGATTCGTGCTTGCGTACAAATGTATTCAAGGATGCTCAAGTCATATCGTGATCCTGATCAGCACGACAATCCGTATATCTTTCATCCGTCGAAGCCGCAGATCAGTTTCTGTTCTCCCCGTTCTCTAGCCAAATGCAACCCAATCATTAACTCTAATTTGTCTGAGAATGTAATGCTTGGTTTGTTGGCTGGCACAATCGGCGAGCGTGGTGCGCGGGACATGATGACATTCGTGGCACTGAACACAAGCGTGACGCAGTTCGATGACATCGTGGCTGATCCTGATAAGGTTGCTATGCCCAAGGACATGGCTCCTCTATTGCTGATGATCTTCCAAGCCTTAGATAATATCGACACTCAGGACAAACTCAATAAGTTTCAGAAGTTCGTGAATCGTATCGAGAACGTCGAGATCCAAACGGTATGGTTTGTAATGTTGTTACGCAGTAGCAAGGCACGGATGGCAAGACACAACCCTGAAGTCAACAAGTGGGCAACCGAGAATCACGGTTTACTCTAAACAATAAGGAGGTATCACTATGGATAAGCAAGAAGAAAGACTACGTAAGTCCCATGTGTTTCTGTTGAAACATCCTAAGACAATGCAGTTGGGTGGCATCATTCTCATGGGTCAAAGCAGTGTCGAGGATAATGTTCCAACCGCATACACCGATGGCATAAACAAACGCTATGGTCGCAAGTTCATGGAGAAACTTGTGGATGCACAGGTCAATGGCTTGGTGATGCACGAGAACGGTCATGTGTTCTTTCGGCATGTGACACACCACAAGCGCATCTTCCGTGAGAATCGCAAACTAGCAAACATCGCGGCTGACTTTGTCGTGAACGATATGATTGTCATGCTTGAGGATCCTATGATCCAATTACCGCCGCGCACATTGTGGAACACTATGTTTCGCAATTGGTCTGTTATACAAGTCTATGACTTTCTCAACAAACGCAAGAAGGAGTTGGACAAAGAGAAAGAATCAGGTGGTCAAACCTGCGACAACCCCAACCCAAACAGTGATTCACAGGAGGGTGAAACACTAAATAAACCCAATGGCGAAACCGATGTCGATAAACTCCTGAAGAATCTTAAAGACGTTGATTCGCTTGACGAGCACGACATCGAGAAGGCTAGTGAGTATGACGAGAAGAAGATTGCCGAAGGTATTGACAAGGCATTGCGTGAAGGTGGTCTATTGGCTGGCATCCTTGGTGGTAATAAAAGTAGACAGATCGAGGATCTGCTAGAACCGAAGGTCGATTGGCGTGAGGCATTGCGTGAGTTTGTTATGTCTCAATGCGTAGGCAAGGATGACTATAGTTGGCGCAAGTTTAACCGTCGTCTTTTGGCTAATGATGTGTACATGCCAAGCACCATCAGCGAAACGGTAGGTGAGATAACGGTGGCAATCGACACTAGCGGATCTATTGGTGGCGAGGAACTTGCGGCCTTTGCCTCGGAACTGGTATCTATTGCAGACACAGTCGTTCCGGAAAAAATTCGCGTGGTGTGGTGGGACACAAAGGTGCATGGTGAACAATTGTTTACTGGGAACTATGCAGGGATTGAGCACATGCTCAAACCGATGGGTGGCGGGGGAACTAATGTTTCATCTGTCAGTGAATACTTAATTAGTAAAAACATTCAAACCGAATGTGTAATTGTATTCACCGATGGCTTTGTCGAGAACAATATCAGGTGGCTGCATCAAGCTCCACTTCTTTGGTTAGTTACTCAGAACAAAGACTTTCGTCCCCCTGTCGGTAAGGCAGTTAAATTTAACACGGAGGTATTCGCATAATGGACTACGCATATTTATTTTCAGGTATGGGTGTAACGATAATCTATCTTGCATATAAAAACTATATGCTCGACAGAAACAACTCAATAAGCATTGAGATCATTACAGCAATCGCCGATGGTGAGTTAACCGTCAAACGCACAAAGGATGGTATCGAAGCAGTTTCAAAGAAAGGGGTGTGACATGGGAGCATTTTATGACATTAAAACAGTATGGGAG